GAGGCCTTCAAAGACCTCTGGAAATGGATCACCGGCGACGGCCAGGGCGAGAAGGTGAAGGCGCTCTTCGGCGACATCGGTCTGTTCTTCCGGACGATCCGCAGTGACTTGCTGGCGCTCGTCGGCATCGGGCAGGGCGGCATCCACGGGACGGGCGTCAACAACAACCTCTTGAAGGACATCTACGGTACCAGCGACTCGGGCATGCCGATGCCGACGCATCCGCAGTTCGGACCGCCGCTGCCTCCGGGCTCGTCCACCTCGGTCACCACCGGCGACAACGTCGTCAACATCACCATGGGCCCGGGCGCTACGGCCAGCGACGTCGCCCGCAAGGTGCAGCCGGTGCTGCAACAAAACACCGAGGCGCTGGTCGCCGCTTACCCGGGCATCTGATGGCGGAGGATCTCATCTCGTACGAGGGCGGCTTTCTCGCCTGCGACATGCTCGCCGACGCGTCCGTCGACGACTCGAGCGAGCTCACGCGCTTTCCCATCGAGTCCGGATCCTTCATCAGCGATCACATGATCCGCCAGCCCCGCAGCGTGACGCTGACGCTGGTGCAGACCGAGACGCCGCTCGGCGAGGTCAAGGGCTTTGCTCGCGCGGTGCAGGCGCTCTCCTACCAGGAGCGCCCGGCGGCGCAGCAGACCAACACCGCCCCCGTCCGCCAGAAGGAGTTCCGCCCGGTCAACCTCCTGGCGCTCACGGAGGCGGCGCAGGGGCTGCTCTTTGGCGGGCCGCCGACGGAGGTGAAGGTCACCGGGCAGAAGTCGGACGCGGCGCTCTCCAGTAAATCCCTCAACGTGCACGTGCTCGCTGCCGGGGCACCGGTGGCGCGGGTCAACGAGTTCCACGTCCAGCTCCTGGCGCTGCTCGAGAGCGCGGCGCCGGTGATCGTGACCGTCAAGGGCGCGTCGTATATCGATCTGGTGGTCGTCGGCGTGAAGCGCACGGATGCGGCGGGTCAATTCGGCAAGGCCACCTTCGCGGTCGAGCTCCAGCAGATCGCCACCGTCGAGACGCAGACCGTCGATCTGCCGCCGGTGCCCCAGGCCAAGGCGCCCAAGCAGGCCGGGCCGAAGCCTCCGGTGGAGACCAAGGCCGAGCAGAAGGCGAAGCTCACGAGCCAGCTCCTGGGCATCAGCCAAGGCGCCGGGGTGCAAGAATGAGTCTCATCATTCCCACCTTCTCGGGCGCCGACGCCGTCGAGGCCTACGACCAGAGGACGCAGCTCGAGGGCGTCGAGTACCTCTTCCAGTTCCGTTACAACCTGCGCCGGGAGCTCTGGACCTTCAGCATCCAGGCGCTCGACGGCACCGACATCTTGACGGGGCAGACCGTGCACGTCGGCATCCCGCTCAACCGCCGCGCTGTCGGAGGACCGCCCGGGATCTTCATGGCCCTGAGCGAGACGGACGATCTTGCCTCTCCGACCTTCGACGAGCTCGGCCTGCGGGTGAAGCTCTGCTACCTGACCGCGGCCGAGGTGGCTGATCTGGGGGTCACGTGACGGCATTCCAGCGCGCGTACCGCCTGACCGTAGGCAACATCGAGATGGACGCCCTGGGCGGCGTCGATCTCAATGCGCTCCGCATCGCCTTCAGCATCGAGCGCGACATCAAGCGCCACCCCAACAACGCCGAGATCCAGGTCTACAACCTGACGCCCTCACACCGGGCTGCCCTGGCGAAGCTCGCCAGCGTGCGGGTCCGGCTCGAGGCCGGCTACGTCGACGACGTCGGCGTCTTGTTCGACGGGGAGCTCCGCTCGGCGCGCTCGGTGAAGGAGGGCACCGAGTTCGTGACCCGGGTCACCGGGGGCGACGGGGATTCGAAGTGCCGGAGCGCCCGCATCAACAAGACGTTTTCCAAGGGCACGCCCATCGGCACCGTTCTGAATGAGCTGGGCAAGGCGCTCGGGGTGGGCCCCGGCAACCTGAAGGACTTCACCGGGGCCACCTTGGCCAACGGCAGCAAGACGCTGAAACGATCCCTGACGCTGTCGGGCGCCGTGTTCGACGAGATGGAGCACGTGACCCGCTCGTGCGGGCTGCAGTGGTCGGTGCAGGACTCGGCCTTGCAGATCCGGGAAGTCGGGCTCCCCGTGGGCGATCGGCAGGGGCCGCTGCTCCGCCAGGACACGGGGCTCATCGGCACGGTGGAAGTCGAGACGGTCGCCAAGGCGGAGCCGGGCTTCGCTGCCGGGTCCACCAAGGTGACCGGCGTCTGCCTGCTCCGGGGCGATCTCATTCCCGGGGTGCCGTTCCGCGTCGAGCAGGAGGCCTTCACCGGCAACCTCGTCGCCACGGCGACCGTGCACCGGGGCGACTCGCACTCGGTCGACTCCTGGGGCATCGAGTTCACCGGGAGACCCTACAAGTGAGGCGCACATGAACACCCAAGTCATTCCCATCGTGCAGCAGGGCGGGCACGTGCACGCCCTCGGGCACCGGGTCGCGCTCGACAACGGCGGCGTCGCCGAGCTCAAGGCGCGCTGCCTCGAGACCCTGGCCAAACTCAAGGATCCGCCCGACGAGATCCGCTTCCAGCTGCCGCTCGTGTCCGTCGCGGTGCTGGCCGCCGCGCTGGCGCCGAGCGAGCGGGCCGCCTCGCCCTCCGACCGGCACCCGGCGCCCCAAGTCCAGCCGCCTCCACTGGCCGCGGCAGCGGGGCAGAAGGGGCGCAAGCGCGGCTGATGCCGGACCCTCGCCAACCGTCCTGGGGAGAGGTGTTCGACACCATCCTCTCGGCTCGCCTGCGCTCGGTGCACACGGCGATGGTGGGGGAGATCCGCTCCTACTCCGAGGCGGACCAGACGGCAGAGGTAACCCTGGCAGTGCAGCTCGAGACGACCGACGGGGAGTTCGCGGCGCTGCCGCCGCTCGGGGATGTGCCCGTGCTCTGGCCGGGAGCCTGGGCCGCGGGCGACACCTGTCTGCTCGTCTTCTCCGAGGAGAGCTTCTCCAAGTGGTGGGACACGGGCAGCGTCGAGCAGCCCGAGGTCCTGCGCCGGCATGGGCTGCACGCGGTGTGCATCCCGGTCGTCGCGCGCGCGGGGCAGGCGGTGCAGTTCGTGGCCCTGGCCAACCTGGTCAACGCGCAATTCTCGGCGCTCGCCAATGCCTTCAGCACGTGGGTGGTGGTGCCCAATGACGGCGGCGCGGCGCTGAAGGCGAAGCTATCGACGCTCTCCGGGACCGGGTGGCCCGCGTCGGTCGCGGCCGAGAAAGTCAAGGCGCGCTAAATGGCTGTCATCGGTGACCTCCAGCTGTCCGACGACGGGCGCGAGATCTTGCTCACGCGTGGCGCGGCGATGGCGCTCCAGCAGATCCAGACGGGCTCGCAGATCTGGACGGGCACCATCTCCTGGGACCCGGACGCGGGCCTGCCCATGCTCGGGACCATCCTGGTGAAGGGCCCGGACTTCCGGGTGATCACGGAGATCTTCCGCTCGTTCCTGCTCGACACCGACGGCGTCGTCTCGGTCGACGAGCTCTCGGTGCAACTCGAGCGCACGACGCGCGAGCTGACCGTCCGCTTTCGGGTAACCTGTGAGGACGGCGAGAGCGCCGCCGATGAAGTCGCTTTCGCGATCGCTTGAAGGAACGCCATGGGAATCACGGCCACCGGCTACGCAAGGCGGACTCTGGACACGGTGCTCGCCAGCATCCAGGGGTTCTTGCGCGACAAGATCAGCGCGAAGCTCACGCTCACCGAGCGCACGGTCCTCGGCAACGTCTCGAACCTCGACGCCGACCACATCGACCAGCTCGAGCAGCTGGCCCAGGAGTGTTACCATGCGTTCGACGTCGACAACGCGAGCGACGATCGCTTCGTGGCGCTCTCGCGTCTCAGCGGCGTCAACCGTCGCGGCGAGCAGTTCGGCCTGGCGACGGTCACGGTCAACCTGGACGCGGCGCAGACTTATGCCCCAGGAGATCTGGCGGCGCACGTGATCGATGAGCCGACCAATCGCTGGCTCAATCGGGACGACGTGGTGAGCACCACGGCCGGCAACTACTCGGCCGTCTTCAAATCGGAGTTTGCGGGGGCAGATGCCATTGCCGAGGCGGGCACCATCACGGTCATCGCGACCCCCGTCTCCGGCTGGAATTCAGTGACGAACGCCGCAGCGGCCACCCCAGGCCAGGACATCGAGGCGATCCCGGCGATGCGCATCCGACGGGAGGCGGCCACGTCGATCGGCGGGTCCCGCACCCGCGGCGCCATCCGGAGCAAGCTCGTGCTGCTCGATGGGGTGCTGTCTGCCGAGGTGTTCGAGAACGTCTCGAACGTCACCGACGCCGACGGCATTCTCCCGCACGGCATCCGGGCGATCGTCTGGGACGGCTCGCCTGCTGCGGCCGACGACGACGCGATCGCGCAGATCATCCACGACCACGGGGCAGAGGGCATCCTGCCCCAGGGGGCTGAGTCCGGCACCGCCCAAGACGCCCAGCTAGGGCCCGTCATCAAGTTCTTCGATCGGGCCACGGCCACCAGCATCACGGTAGCCGTCGACATCGAGAGCGAGGTCGGTGTGGCGATCGACGACGTGAAGGACGCCATCATCGCCAGGATGCCGACCCGGGTCGGGCAGGAGGTGACGTTTCACAAGCTCGCCGGCAGCGTCTTCAGTGTGCCCGGCGTGGACGACTATGTGACCTTCACCATCAACGCGGGCACGTCCGATCTGGCCGCGGTGCAGAATGTGATCTACCTGCTCGACGAGTCGGACATCACCGTCACCGGGGATGTGAGCTAACGCCATGGCCGAGGGCACGACCGCGATCGACACCGCGCTCTCGACCGAGGGCGACGCCGACGGCACGGACCTCATCGAGTTCACTCCGGGCACGTTCGTGCACGCGGGCGACGACCCAGAGGGGCCGCTCGAGTATATCCGCAACCACGAGGAGATTTCCGCACGCAAGCTCGCGCCTCCCTTCTGGGGCAAGCCGTTCGTGGCCTGGGTGCTGCTCGCGTTCATGCGGGAAATCCAAGCGGTCGAGGACACCTTCTGGGACATCCTCGAATCGCGCACGCTGGAGAACGCGGACCTCACCCGGCTGAAGGTGCTCGGCAAGCTCGTCGGGCAGCCCCGGCACGGCTTTGACCTCGAGGACTACCGCACGCTCATTGCAGCCCGCGCGATCGCCAACGTGAGCCAGGGCAGGGCCAGCGATCTGCTAGCCGCGCTCAACATCATCCTCGGCGCGGGCGACTATGTGCTGGTCGCCATCGGTAACGCGACGCTGTTTCTCTCCGCGCTCAACCCGATCGATGCGACGGGATTCGCGATGGTGGAAGAGATCTTGCCGGACACCCGCGCCGCGGGCGTCGGCCTACAGTTCCTGTATTCGAGCAGTGCCGATGTGTTTGTCTGGGGTGACCCGTGGGGCTCCCCGGAAGAATGGGGCACAGTGAGGACGCTATGACCGCAACGGCTACTCCGCCCATCTGGGCCACCAATACCAACTACGCCGCGGGCCCGGACATCGGCACGCCCACCAAGGTCGACCCGGCCTCGGCCTCGAACGGCTTCATCGCCGGCGTGGTAGCTGCCCCGCAGCACGTCAATTTCCTCATCAATCAGATCACCCAGTATCTGGCGGACCTCGACGCCGAGACGGACGCGGCCAAGCGGTTCAGCGATCGGAGCCTGCAGATCCATTGCCTGGCGCTGCGGGAGCTCGACGCGACGTTCACCGATACCGCCGAATCCATGGCGGCCTCGATGGTGGACGGCGTGAGCGACCCGGCCAACGGCGTGCTTTGCATCAAGGCCGACGTCTCCGACGCGGTGCTGGCCTACGACGATCCGAGTGTGGACGTGCAGGGCAGCATCGCCTCCATCACGGCCACGGTCCGGGCGGCGGCCACCAACGGCACGCGCATCGTCGCGGTCGGCACGGGCGGCAACGCCAACAGCTACTCGGACAACGCAGGGGGCACGTGGTCGGCGGGCGCGGCGGGTGTTGCGACGGCCAACCCGGCGCACCTCGTGTATGCCCCGGCGAATGCATTGGCCAACGGGGGGAACATGTTCCTGACCGGCGCCTCCGACAACGGGTCTGTCTCCCGGTCTCCCAACTCGGCCACCGTCTGGGTCAGTTCTGCGTCCGGCTTTGCCGGAGTGCTGGGCCTGGCCGTGCTCGGCGGAGCGACCGCGAACAAGGGCTATATCGTGGTCATGGGCGCGTCCGGCATCGAGCCGCGCTTCGCTGTGGCGACCGACGGAGACGGCACGTCCTTCTCCGGGACCCAGCAGCCGCCCAACGCCAACACGGCAGAGGAGCCCGGCTCGATTGCGGGAGCTCCCGCGGTCTCCGGCGTCGGCGATGCGGTGTATCACGTGATGCGGTGCAACGCTGGCGCGCGCCTGCGCACGGCGCTGGCGGTCGACGGCTTTACCTGGACGGCGGGCGAGACCATCGAGGCGCCGACCGGGGCCAGCTTCGATGGCGCGCCGCGGCTGATGATCTGCCAGTCGACCGGGCTGATGGTGATCGCGGTGCCGCTCGACTCCGGGGTGACGGCGCTGTATGCCAGCGTGGACTTCACCGACTGGGTCGGCCCGTCCTGCATCAAGAGCATCGACAACGACGCTTTTGCCGTGGCCGGCGGTAAGCTCTTGATGACCCGCGGAGACGCGCTCTACGCGAGCGACGGCGTCGGCAACCTGTAGCGCCAGAGAGAGTCACCACCATGGGAGAGAAACGCGATGCTGACCAATGAACGGACCGAACGAACCGATCACCGACCGCGATCTGTTATTCGTCGCGCTCTCGGGTGGCTTGTGGTGGATCAAGCTCACCTGGCAGCTCTGGCGCAGGACTCGGTACTTGGAAGAGGCGCTACTGCGCGAACAGCAGAGACGTTTCGAGCTCGAGAGGACGCACACCGCGCAGTGGAACGACAAGCAGAGGAGGCTGCTCGAGGCTTTCTTGCGCGGACCGAAATCCACTCTGCGCGAGCTGGTGAGCGATACCGAGACGGAGTACGAAACGAAGCCGTGACGGGCGTGCTACAGCGCACCCGGCTCGAGATCGAGCAGGAGGATCTGCTGGCTTTCCCGCTGGAACGGCTCGCCGTCGACCCGCCCGGCGTGAGCTTGCCGCCTCACCCCTAGGGGCGGTGTTAAGTCGTTCTGCCGTGGTTGGCCTATAGGGCCGCCCGTAGCTTGAAGTGCATGCGCAAGCTCCCCTGGCTAGTTGCACTCGGTGGGACTGTGGTTGCGAGCACCGCCTGCACGCCCGCGCTCGTACAGTGCAGGGCGGAAGCTGTGGCATTTTTGCCTGCCGATCCCGGGCAGCTCACGCCCTACGACTTGGAAGATCTCGTCGGCCGATTGAACGCGTGCGAGGCACCCGCCGCTCTCTCCCCTCCGGCATCGCCGGTGACTACGCCCGACGCGGGAGCCCCGTAGAGATGCCGGACGATCCGCGCAACCGACCGCCTCCCTTGCCGCCTCGCCCGCTCGTGCCGGAGCCGTTCCGCCTGACCGCTACCCCGCCGAGCGGCGGCGTGCCGATGCAGGGGCGCCTGCTCCCGCCCGATCCGCGCGACCGTCTCATCGAGGAGATGCGGGACGAGCTCGCCGCGCTGCGGGTCGCCAACGACAGCGAGACGGCCGACACCGAGCCGCCCCCGACGCGTCCGAGCGTGCGGGTGCGCAAGGCGAAGGTCGCCCGGTTCCTCGGCAAGTGGGCAGTGCTGCTCCCGGTCGTGGCGATCGCCGCGCGAGCCGCAGCGCGCGCTGCCGCCAAGCAGTGGCCCGAGGCGGCCGAGCTCGTGGACACGGCGCTGCAGGCCATCGGGCTATGATCCCCGTCGACATCGCGGCCTTCCAGCGCCTGCGGGTGGGCCCCGACGGCGCCAAGCTCCTGCCCGATGGCGCGCTCGGTCCCAAGACATACTGGGCGCTGGCTCTCGACTCGCTCCCGCAGTGGCGCGTGGACGTCGTGCTCGGTGCTCTCAAATGGGTCGGGCTCCGGGAGCAGGGAGAGAACCGCGGGCACGAGATCGACGCCTGGCTGGCCGCGTGCGGCGTGCAGCCGGGCAACCCCTGGTGCGCCGCCTTCGTGAGCGCCATCCTCCGGGGCGCCGGCATCGGCTGCGCTGAGGCGCGCGTGGAGCGCCTGCGGGGCAGGTTCCCGAGGACCGAGACGCCGGTGCCGGGAGACGTGATGTGTTTCGTCCGGGACGACGGCACGGGGCACACGGGCATCGTGACCGGGGTCTCTGCCGATCGGGTGAGCACCTGCGAGGGCAACTCCAACGACGGCGTGCGTGTGGGCTGGCGCCCCCGGGCGGGCCTCGACTTCGTGGTGCCGATGGGTCAGCCGCTACCCGGCGTGTGGTCGGGGCTGACCCAGCTCGGCGGTAAGACTCTCTAGTCCCGTCGGTGCGGGCCGTTCCTTGGGGGATGGCGATCTTCCCGCGTATCGGAACGGCACTCGGTCTGCTGCTCGTCTCGGCGTGCCAGGCAGCTCCACCCGTGAGCGCCGCTCCGGAGCCAGACGTCCAGCAGGCGCCCGTCGTTGCGCCAGCGCCGCCGGTGGTACGTACGTACTCGGCGAGCCGGGCCACCTTCCGCGCCGATGAGCTGGACGAGTGCATCGATTTGGCGATCACGGCTACACCGGGCAACGAGGCCCGCGCGGCCGATCAGGCGAAGAGCTTCTCCACCGGCCGCAAGAAACCCGATGGCTCGGCGGAGTCGATCGGCATCGCCAAGGGCTGCGCCGAGCAGTTCGCAGAGCGCACCATTCTCGCCACCTGCGCTATCGACGGCGGCGACGACTTCGGCCTCACGCGGCTCACCGCCCGGTATTACAGCGTGGCGACCGTGGGCGACAGCGACGCGAACATGAAAAAATGCCTGTCGATGCACGGGGACTGGCAGGCCAACACCAATCGCTGGGCGGTGCAGCACGAGCGGGTGCGCGGGCAGATGAAGCAGATGCAGAAGATCGTCGCGGACTTAGAATCGGAAGCCCGCTAGTCGCGCGGCCGCAGCGGCGGTCGCTTCCCCTCGGCCACGACTCTCGCTCGCTCCTGGAGGTACAGGCGGCGGATCATCTCGCTCAGGGACTCGCCCAAGTACTGTGCCAGCGCGTGCATTCCGTCCCCCTCCTCAGGGGTGACCAGGAACTTCATCTGTCGGGTTGACGTTCCTCTTTGGTCCATGCGCTTAGACATTCGCTGTACTCACTATGTACATGGTTTGACCGCCCTCGCAAGTCGTGCCACAGTGTAGGCGCCTGTACTGGCGACACTCTAATGTCACGGTGTAGCGTTTTAGTCTTGCACCGCGTAGCCGAAACGGTGCACTACGACAGGTCCCGGGCGGCGCCGATTTGGTGCACCCGAGGCAGGCGGACCCCCGAGCGGGTGGCGCCAGGGAGGGCTGAGTTAACGTGACCTCGACAAGCGTTGCGAACCAGGGGCAACTACGCGAAAGCGGACGGAATTTCGTCCGCTCCCATGGAGTGACCCGGCGGGGCCCGGAGGGG